TATTGTGAATGTATGAGCTTGTGGAGCATAATTATTATTTATAGTGAACTGCTTATTGTCTGGATTGTAAGACAAGACACAATCACTAAAATTACAATGAGCTGTATTATCAGCATAATCTTGTATCAGAGCATCAATACCAAGACGTCCCCAGTGTTCATCATCAGCCGTACCTAAATTTAAATCTTCTTTAGGAATTACAGCGCCATAAAGCTGCCTATAAGAATCTGCAAAATCATCATTACATTTTTGAATAGCAACTCCAGATGATAAAGACATAGCATTGAGTGGATAATTTACATTAAGGTATCTAAGGGCTACAGGGTCATTAGCAGATATACTTATCTTATGGTCATCATCCCATGTGTCTAATTCTTGTATACCATCCATAGTACCACCATCATCCACCCAAGACTGTAAATCTCCTGTGTATCCAGAACGTGTTTGTTTGTCTATACCTGCATATTGCAGATAAGATGCATAAGCCTGATTCAGAATAGCATTGTCATCATAACCATTACCACCCTGAGAGCTTACACACTGTTGATACAGAGACGTAGCATTAACAAGGTCTGTAGGCATGATACTATCAAAACGTCCTGTATTAGCATCACGCATCTTAGCAAGTTCAATCAAAGAATCTGGTGTACCAGCAGACCCATTCTGTACAGCAGTCACATCACCACTATTAACTTCCTGCAATATACGTCTACCAATGTTGTCCTTAACACCTGCAATACCTGCATAACCCCAAAGCTTTAAGTAATTATCATACTTATCAGTATCAGACATATCACTGTCATGTATAGCCTGTCTTTTGTTTTCAATGGCCTGAAAGTAATCCTGAAATGATGCGGTCTTTCCATCTGTCAAAGATACTTTGCCAATTGGATTACGTCCGTCTGTTTCATTACATCCATTCATATATGCTTCCAGATTAGCAGCACAAGCATCACTAAAGGCAGCTTGACGCACAGCAGCCATATGAGACTTAGCAGCAGCTTTACTAGCCCTAGTTCTGCCAGCAGCGGCAGCACGTTGCATTTGGCCTATCTGTCCTAAGCTGCCCTCAAGCTGTTCTGCTTCTTCCATCTTGCTTCTATCCCCTGAATTAGACATATGAATTATTTCCTGAGCAGCACCAAACTTGTCTCTATCATTCTTATGCTTCTTTATGAAATTAAGTTTAGCCTGATTGATGTGTGCCTTATTATAGGCCAGACACATTTGTTCATTATCCATATTATCACAAAGGTCTGTCATGGTTAAAGACGTACCATCAAGACGTGTCTGTACATTAACCTTATCCATTACCTGTGCCTTATATTGCTGATAGTTCTTAAAAGACCCAGTAGCTAATAGGTTTTTATTCAGTTTGTCTATCAAAGTATAGCGCTGGTCTGGAGACAATCCCATAAGACGAGAGCCATTCATTACCTGCTGTATCTGTGCTGCTGTATTGTCTAATCCCAAGGAAGGAGCATTATAGGCAATCTGAGACAACTTAGATTCTATGTTCCGATAAGATTCTGTAACTCTGTTCTGGACATCTCGTTGAGCAGCTGTGTCTATCAGAGCTTCTTTGTTCTTCTGATTATCACCATCAAAGCCAGCAGTAAAGGCAGCCTTATTCATTGTAGTGTGCAGAGTATCCATACTGTCTAATTTAGCCTTAGCGAACTCATCGTACCTTTTGACTTCTTCGTCTGGTGTAAGCGGATTATCACCATAAGCTTCATTGTATTCTGACTGCAACTGAGCAGCTGCATGAGACCCCCTTAGGTTATCAGCATATGCAATGAAATACGGATTATCACAACTCTTAGCGTATCCATAGGTCTGTGCAAGGTCTATGCTGTTTAGTGTCTGGATATCCTTTTCAGTAGCACCATTAATCATATTAGTTGCTGCCTGTAGACCTGCTTCATCTTTTCTCTTTTCATCATCATTCAGAAAAGCAAGCCATGCAGAGTTTGCATTACTAAGGGCCTGTGAAGTATATTGGTACGTAGAGGTATTAGTAGGGTTACCTTTAGCCCCAGACACACCATTCAGCTGTTCCTGATAGGTGTTATTCTCCTGTGGCATGAACTGCATTTCAGTTCCTACAGCAGAAGAGATTTTGTTTGCCATTTATTACTTCCCCCTTTATATGAACCATACGTCTCATTCAATTCATTGGTGAGATTATCACCACTATAGTATGAATAAGACGGATTGGAATTAAAGATACTATTAGAGCTGAACAGGCTAAAAGAGCTACTAGCCCCACTAGCATTAGTATCATATTTAACACTAGCAGCATCAAGGTCAACACCTCTTACTGTGTCTCCTGAATCACTTACACCATAGTCCTCTTTGCGTACTTCATTACCTATATCAACTCCACGTACAGGCATACCATTATCAGTACCCTGTGCAGTATTACCTGTCTGGACAGTACCTATATTTGCTTTACTCCTTCTAGAACCAATGTTCTGCAAGGTGTTATAGGTATTAAGGTAATTTGTAGCTGTGTTTAGAATCGTTGAGAAGTATGAAGGTGTTTCTACACTACCTATGCTATTAATAGCATTTTTAGTAGACGTGAGTACAGATTCCTTATTAAGGTCTATTTCGTCTGATTTAGTATTATAGTTCCCTATGATACTAGAGGCCATTCTGCTTTCATCACCCTTAACACTTCTATTTATTAAGTTAGATGTACGTCCACCTGCCATCTGGTCTTCATTAACGGCAGCAGACACAGTGGCTTCCTGTTCATGTGCTTGCATACGATTCTTAGTCAATGAATCTATAGCAGATGCAAATGCATCCTGTCTCTGCTGTTCATAGTTCTGAAAGCTATAATTCATCTGCTGCATATATCCACGTGCTGTCTTATTGTTTGCTGTGATTTGTGCTTGTAACTGCTTATGCTGTGTCTGATTCTGAGACAGAGCATTTAAAGCAGCAAGAGCAATCGTGAAATAACTCATAGTGTATTACACCCCCTTTGCTCTATTTAAGTAATTGCTAAGCCATGTCATACCTGTAATGGCCATAGGTACTGGCATATCCGAATACAAATATATAGTGGCGTCTGTGTTCTGTGCATGTACGGGCACATTGAATTTACCTGTAACATCTCGTACATCCCCCAAGATAGTATCATAGTCCCCTAAAGTACTACCAGTCATCTTATAGACATACTCCTGTCCACCTTTAAGAGCTACATGAACTTCAAAGTACCCTGAATGACTATAGTGCATTTCAAGATATCTTATCTGAGTTCTGCCTGTTGTCTGTGCAGTGACAGACCCATTATTATTACTCTTAAGATAGAAAGGGGTGAATACAGCCTTAAAGGCATATTGAGTACCCACAACAATATACTTGTTGCTATAGTCTCCATACAGAGTTATCTTGCCATCTGTTACTATCTGATTAAGATAGAATTTACCCACACTGTCTACTACCCCTACATTCTTAAATGGCGTATCATCCTTAAAGCCATATGCAGACCGGATATCAAATGTTGTCTGTTGAGACACATCATCAAAGACACCAGTATTTAACTGCTTCTTCTGGTCAAGATAGACACGATACTTTTCAGATGTAAGGTCTATAATATTAACAGAGAAGTCAAAGTATTCCAGAGACATATTATTTCCACGTCTTATTAATACATATAATATGCTTCCCATAAAAGTAGCACCAAACAATTCACAGTCTGTAAAAGTCCATTTAGACCAAGACGACTGTACACGGCTCTGTTCCATGAAAAGATACTTATAGATGAATAAGGTGTCTGTAGCTCCATTAGTGAGCACAAATAATACATTCTTTGCAGTAGATGGAATGATTTCATAGACACCAGCATTAATGTAGTTTGGTACATGAGCTGTTACATCTTGGGCATCCTTTGCATCAGATATCTGCTGAACAGTATAGTATTCTTGCAGAGACACATAGTTACCATGTTCAGATGGAAAGTACATGTTCTTACCAGCTACTTTAGGCTGACATAAAGGGCTGCTATTGAATTCGGTAATCTCTGCAAATGATGCAGACTTAGGTGTCAAGACAGAATCTACACGCAATATAAACTGTGTATCATTACTAAAGGCGTATAAATCCTCTGAGTACGTTACTACATAATTGATTATATTAGACTTTGTAGAGGATACTGAGATATCAATACCATCTGTGTCTAACAGGTCATTAGCAGTAGTCATCCACCAATTCCAGTATTTACCTGATTCTGTCATGATAACATTTTCTTTAGACGTGACTCCAAGTCTATTTCTAAAGAAGAAAATAGAAGACAGAGTGTTGTCAACAAAAGAAGGGTATGGATTGCTATCATCATCACCAACGTCCCTTTTGTCCCAATCAAGACACTTAAATGTAAAAGTATCATCTGCATTATGAACAATAGCATGTGGCATTGTAGATGCATTAAAGCTAATATTTACATTAGGACATGGACATTCTTCCCATACTGCGTCTGTCTCATTGTACTTAATATAGTATGAACCGGAGTCATCTCCATTTGGGTCTCCCTTTACCTTTACACAGTAGTTGCTGGGTGCTGTTGCTGGTAACAAGTTAAAGCGCTGTATAGACTTTTTAAAGTGTATAAGTGCCTGATTGTTAAAGCCATCAGCGGTCTGAACTAATCCGTCTGACTTAATACGAATCCAGTTATTTGTATGGTCTGTTGAGACACCATTAGTATTAAGCTGTGAATTAATCTGGTCTGCAATATATGTCGTATCAATCTTTTGGGTATCAGAGGGTGTACTGCCATCTGGTGTAGTAAATGCTGCCTTTTGGACACCATCAATCCAGACACGATATGTACGGCCATACTGACCCTGTTTGACATACAGCATGCTCCCTTGTGATGCAAAGTAGTCTGGAGACTTTTCAGAACTCATAGCTACCTTAACGGTATTATTGACCACAAAGGTATAGTCTGCAATCGTTAATACCCTAAGGGTATTTCTGGGTTCTGTAGTCTGCAAATAAGCAGCTGCATCACTATTGATATTAACGGTCTTTTTATTACCTTTAACATCATAAATCTGTATAGTATTATTAGCAAAGACCACCATGTACTGAGATGCATTGTCCTTATTAATCCAGTGTATAAGGGGCTTACCACCTGCAGTGATACCTAAGTTATTTAAGGTAGACACATGGACAGATGGTACCCTTTTCTGTAATCCATCTGTTTCTGTACTAAAGCCATTCACCTGTTCTTCAAGCTGTTCTGGGAATCTAAGGATAGGTGGCTGCTGTGAGACACCCTGTACAAAGTTTTTTATTGTCTGAGATAAGAGTGTCATGTTATCTCCTTTCCAGCATACTCTGCATTCCTGTAATCTGGAATACATTGCTACCTGTGTCTATGCAGTACTGTGTTACTTCTGCTAATGCTTCTGCTTCTTCTGTAAGAATTTCATTAGACAAGTCACCATCACCATAGAACCTAGCCTGAAAGCGTGATGCAGCCTTAGTGGTTATATAAGATTTAAAGCAGTCTATAAGGTCTTCAAAATCAACTGCTTCTATAATTTTCAAAGTAATATTTTTCGTAAATGTAAATGTTTCATCTGTTAAGTTGTAGAGATAATCTCCACGCTTCACATATGTATTTCCGTCTGTACTTTCAAATTTAATCCATGTAGGATTATATCTAATCTTGTTACTATTTGCGTCTGGAGACACAGCCATTTCTGAGTGTGTATTAAATGTCCACCCTTTACCCTGCACCTCTCTGGACACATTGTCTAGCATTGTAATTGCATTGTCTACATCAATAGACTGTGAACCTGTTAAGGTATTAATAGGGGCTTCTCCAATAGACGCAAGTATGATGTTGATTGCATCTAACTTAGTAGATATGTATAACACATTATCACTCCCTTTAAGAAATTAAAGAAAATCAAGGGGGGATTTTATGCCCCCCCTATCATCACAATAAAGAATCCTATGCAGGGTTACTAATAGTACCCATGAACGTAGATTCTGGACGCAAGCCACCAATACCAATAGCCATCTTAGCGATAAGCTGGTCTGCCTGATATTCTGGACGACGTGCCTGTTCAAATGACAGGTCTTTAAGAGCCAATTCACCCACAGAGGATTTATGGCAAATCAAGATAGGAGATTTGTCCTTATAAGCAGCAGGGAATACATGACCATCACCCTGCAATGCATTGGTGTCATCATCGCCACCAACAGTCAAATGCGGACATTCAATAATCTGGAAACCATCCATATTAATGACATCCGATGCACCCAAAGATGCAGCAGCACCATACTGGCTGTTTAAGAAGTCCATGTTAGACGACAGAGAGGCATGAATCTGAGGTGTAACAAAGACATAGCGGTCTCCCTGCGGAATGTAATTATTAGACATCTTAGCTTTAGTTTCCAAGAGGATATCACGGAAGGCAACAGCTGTGTCTTTATTAATACCCAAAGTAGAACCAGCAGAAAGTGTCTTAGAAATTACACCACCAGTACCCAGACCTGTAACGTTTTCAGTAGTGTTGATTGCTTCTTTTGCTACTTCTGCCAAGACAGAGGCATCCATGGAGATAGCAAGCGCTTCACCTAACTGAGCTGCATACGGAGAACGGAAGTCATAATGAGCAATGAATTCATCCAAGTCAAAGATAAGGCAATCAGCAGTCAACAGACCATCAATTACAATGGTACGTTCACCATTCTGAATAATTTCTCGTTTATCATCAAGCGACTGACCAGCTTTCAGATAATGTGCTTTAGTCCGACCGAAGGCAGGGAACTGAGCGGATTTACCAGCAGTAATAGTACGCTTGATAAATTTACCTTCTGTTACAGACGAACGGGTAAAAGCTGTCAAAGTTTCACCACTAAATACCTTAAGGGCAAGTGCCAATTTTTCAGCATCAGTAGAAGTTGCGGTACCCACGGCCATGGGGTGAGAAATAGTAATATCTGCCATTAAATATCAACCACCTTTCAAAGTGAATCAAAATAATATATAAAAAAAATAAGACCTAATAAGGTCTCATAAACAAAAGTAATATTAGAACAATGTAGAGTTCTTAACTTTCCGATAGACATCTTCGGTAAATTTAGCATCCGTCTGATATCTAGGGTCTGACATATCCTTGACCATTTCGGATGTAGTCTGATAACCCTGTACAGACACAGATGGAGCATTACCACCAATAATAGAAGGTCTATTAGTTGTGCCGTACTCTTTGGTCATCTGGCTCTTAATACCATCAAAGACCAGTTGAATCTGCCCAAGGTCATTACTATTGATAGCAGCATTATAGGCATTGCGCATCGCATCACCTTTAGACTTAACAAATTCCTGAATCTGCGAAAGGCTCTGCTGACCACCAGCCATATCAGTAACTTTAGTTACATAATGTTCTGATGCAGCCTGCCAGCCATTAATGAGACCATCTACTACTGTCTTAGGATACCCAGAGTTTGCAAGGGTGTTATAAGACTGCTGAGACAGACCACCATTGTCTGCATATTCTTTTTCAATTGCAGCAAAGTCAACACCTTTAGCCTTTAAATCCTGTTCAGCACCATCCATAGCACCTTGAGCATTAGACAACTGCTGTGTCTCTGTCTGTGCTTGCTGTGGATTGTTCTGTGCTGTCTGTGTTGAGTCTGCTGTAGCTGGCTGTCCTTCATTGACAACATTATCTAAAGCTTCCCCCACATTAGCTGCATTAGATTTAATCCCTACTTGCATCCCTGATTTATTCTCAATGATATTAGTAGGCGTTTGTGCTGCTGTTGTTGCTACCTGTTGCGTCTGGTCTGCTGTTGTTGCTGCAGAACCATTTGTTGCTACTTCTTCTGCCATTTAGATATTCACTCTCCTTTATTATTGTTGGGGGGGCGTAGACGTATTACCCGCCACCTGATTATTCATTGCTCCCTGTACAAGAGGGCTTGCTACTTGTTGCTGTAGTGCTGCTTCCTGCTGTTGTTGCATCATTGCCTGATATTCATCATCAGACATAACCAGCGAATCAGCATTCAGACCTATAGCAGTAGCAATCTGAGATATGACATCCCCTGTCTTTAAACGATTTTGGAAGTCCGGAATGTTTGAACAAATCTGAATGAACTGTTCAATCTTAGTCAAATCATGCCCCCGTCCAAGTGCTTCCATGCCTGTAACAATCTTAGGCTGCACACCATTTTCACCTTGTGGAATATTCACAAGAGCACCTTGTGCCATCATCTGAGCCATCACACAGCGCACTAAAGGAAGTTGCAATTCCATAGACAGCAAAGAGTATACATTACCTATGCTGTCTTCAAGTTCATTAGCAACATATCGAATCTCTTCAGCTGTTACTCGTTCTGCATCACGCTGGACAGCACTATTTAGCAAGAAGGCATAAGACAAACGACTTTCAATACTCTGTGTCTGCTGCAATGCTACCTGCATATCCTGTGTCTTATTAAGCTGGAAGGCTGTAATATCTCCATCCTTGCCCTTAAAGAAATCACCAGATTCAGCATTCTTCAATTTGTCTATGCGCAATTGGCTAGATGGAGACACAAGGAATAAAGCAAAGGAAGCAAGAGCAGACAGTTCAGCTATAGCCTTGTCCAGAGAATTAAGGGTCTTAAGGTCTCCATAGTATTCATCTACGTAGGACCGGCCATAAGATTCCCCATCCATCTTTCGAAGTCTTAAAGGTATCCATGGCACTTTATCCTTAGGAAACTGTTGGTCACTGCCATTTACTGTCTGTCCTGCCACTTCCTGATACATATAATATGTGTCTGCATCCCCAAGGTATACATGAGTAAATACATCCACATTCTTATCTGGAGATGTGTCTGCATCCACACAAGCCTGTGCCTCTGGGGGTAGAGCAGCATAAGACACACTATCTTTAGCAATTACTTCTATCCAGTTTCCTGTACCATCACGCACCACAACGTAATTATTGAGTCTATAGAGCTTTATACCGCCTTCTTTAGGTGGAAGGTACAAGAGGGCATTACCAGCGACAATGAGCTGTAAAACTGCTTCACTGATAGTGATACGACATCTATTAGCTTCCATATAGTCTGTAATGTCCGTTTCCATCTGCTGCAATAACTGATTGAGCTGTGTCTGTGCTTTCTGTGTGTCTCCTATCTGCTGACTTGAATTCATTTGCTGCTTAGCAGCTACTCCTAAATCCAGACGGAAAAAGGGTTCATTAGGTGGAAACATAGCAAGCATGATTTTACTTGCAAGATTATTAACACCTCTAGCACCTATGCTCTGATATGGTGTCTCATACTTCGTCGTAGCTGTAGAGTCATCATTGGGAAACAGCATAGGTATTGTCACCTTAGCATTATTTACAGCTCTGTCTTTATATGTGTTCCTATCAGACACCAGCTTATTATAGCGACTTTCAGCTGTTGAGTCCGTATAGAAACTTTTAGAGTCTTCTGCCATATTAGATATTCAACCCCGTTCCTGTAGTACCTGTAGAAGCCCCAGAGTCCCCTGTAGATACATAGAGGCTATTCTTACCACGCTTCTTTTTGGCATAAGCACCTGCATCAGACATAGAGTATTCAGCTTCTTCTGATACTGTTGGAGCTGGGGCTGCTGCTACTGTTGTAGCTGCTGGCTGTGCATAACTACCTGAACTGGTATTGTAGCTACCACCACCCAAGATACCACCAACAACCTTAAAGGGGGCGCTAATGACTTTATGAAGCGTATGACCTAACCATCCACCACTAGACATTTATAAATCACTCCTTCCTGTATAGTTTTCAGTACTTGAATTATTACTACTATTCGACGTAACATAAAGGCTACTGATACCTTTTTTCTTTTTAGTCTTACTAGATGTGTTATCCGCATCTCCCATTTCTGGACTTTCTGGTTCTGCTGACTCTGTGCTGGGCAAAAGGTCTTGAGCAGTCACAGTTGGGTATATGGACGTAGACACATTCTTACTTCCTGCATTAAAGAGGTTATTAATAAGCTTTAAAGGTGAACCTAAAAGTCCACTAAGCCATCCACCACTTGCCAATATTATCAGTCCTTTCTATTTGCTAAACCATCTAAAAGGGATATAACTTCCATAGCCCCCTTCATGTATCCTAAGCGTTCATCATTGCTGTCTATGTCTGCATCAATGAACATGTCTGGTGTATAGCAGGCTCTAAGATAATCAACGACATCATGAGACACGAAAGGTAACTCATCAGACTGCAAAATCATGTTCGGTCACCTCTTTCAGAAAAGATTCTCCCAGATTTTCATATCCATGTTTTCGGTATGAATTCCAGACAACTTTGTCTTGCATCATCATAGACGAACCTGTACAGATTAAGACGCAATTATTATACTTAGCTAATAGGTCTAAAACGTCTATAGCAAAAGACAAGAAACCATTAGGCTCTTTAGCTAATGAGATAATGAAATCCTCTACAAGAACCTTTCCTTTAATCCACCACAAGTCCCCAAGATAAGCACCCATTACGCCAGCAGCATTACCATCCTTGTCCATATATACTGCAACAGTACCATCAAGGTACTTTTGGTACATACAGGCTGCTAAGGCCTTACTGGATTTATGGTGCTTAAATAATGTAGACTCTGAACCAGTCATATTAGATAATATAGTATCTAAGTAACCATTAAAGTCTTCCTGAGTTAATGTGTCTGTGATTCTTATGAATTTCTTTTTGGTGTCCATAACTTAATCTTCCCTTTCTTAATATCAAAGTTATCAGCTAATAGAATCTTAGCTACCCTTGCTTGTCTTAGTGCATCTTCTTTAGTCATATTGTGCTTCTCAAAAGCAGACACAACTGTATCCCAATCTGCACCATCTTCTAAGATTCTGTCTGCTGTCTTAGGTCCTACACCTTTGCATCCTGTATAGTTGTCTGCTGTGTCTCCTACCAAGGTCTGCCATAAATGCTTGTGTTCTGCTTGTTCTGGAGACACATCATCCAAAGTATCTTTAAGGAAATTGTAGACAAGTGTGGGTATTGTAGTCATGTCCTTATCAGCACTCATAACAATATTATGTCCTTTATATTTCCCAGTAGCTAAGATACCTAAAAGGTCATCAGCTTCCAACCAAGGCTTTTCAATCGAGACACAGTTATCTTTAACCCATTGCTTTAAAGCATGATAGGCTACAGGCTTCCTCTTACCTACACGATTGAGCTTATAGGTAGGCAGGAGCTTTTTACGGAAGTTATGATTGTCATCTGAGAAAGTATAGACCACATCAAACTCTCCATTATAATTACATAGCTCTAAGGCCCTTTCAATCCATCTGTCCATATTGTCCATAAGGTAAGCAAGTGCTTCATTGAAATCTACATGCAGTGTCCAAAGGTCATTTCCCCAATCAATCTCTCTTTCGCAAGAGGAGCAGGCACGATATACAAACATGTCTGCATCCACCAGCATATGCATGCTGCTTTCATTTTTATTCTTACTCATTACTTCTAATCCCCCTTAGTGGGTACATATAGACCACAACGACATGCATTATCTTCACGATAATATTTACAAGGACAGATAGTGTCTTTAGACATAGGTGTCTGGCAAGGACAATATGGTTCCCCAAAAGTCTTCTTGTTCTTTTCGAGCTTACCCTTTACAAGCAGCACCACATAAGCATCTGGATTCAACATCATCTTAATTTTAGTATTTGTACTTTTCATGGCGTCCTTTAGCCCTTTCTGCTTCCCATGTGTCTTTATGATTCACAAAGGTTTCAGCACCACATGCGCATGTTACAGACACAAGGTTTTTAGCATATCCAGTACATAAGGTCTTACCACATTTCTGACACTTCAAGCGTTTACTATACATCTGTAACTACCCCCAATTCTTTAACCTTAGGTAAAGTTTCAATCCAATCACAGAACAGCTGCCATTCTGGTAAACGATGTGTGCGTCTCTGTGCATAGATAGTTTTGAGCTGCAAATAATTTGTAGTCATTCTAGCAGTCAACACCAGACCTACAGGATAGGAATAAATGACGTGTCTCCAGTTGTATTCTGTGGGGTTAAGCTGATAAGTAGCTAATACATAATTAAAGGCGTTAATGACCCCAGAGTCTACATATTTAGAATAGACCTGCTGCATCTTAGTAAGACTGTGCATCGTAGACATACTAGACACAAAGTCGAGGAAATGATAGCGTGCTGCTTCTAACCATGCCTGTCTGGTAAATGAAAGGTCAAATTGCACTATAATACCTTTAAGGTAACAATCGTGTCCTGAACCCTGTGGAGCATTTCCAAGACGGGATGCCCGTTTAATGTCATTGTCTACTATAAACTGCATAGCTACAGATGGCTCACTAGACAGCATAGGATACTTAGAGGCCACAATGGATGGAATAAGCCCATACACCTCTGCATTTTTTACTATTTCATGTTCCTTTAAATCAATATTCATAATGAACTCCCTTCCCTTCATAAGTTAAACTGTCTACCTGCATAGTCACATCTTCAAGCTCTCCTGTACGGATATCATCCATACGGTCATCAAGCCTAGCATTAGCAGTACTGAGGTCATGAGCATACAGACGAATGTATACATCACCTTTTACTCTTACCTTCGCTAAATATTCTTTCATACTATTATTCTCCTCTAGCTAATTAATTAGTGACATTCAGCCCAATTCTTGCCGATGATACCATCAGCATCAAGCTGAATATTAAATTTAAAATATTCTTGTGTGTCTCTCATAGCTTGCTTAGCTTCACGAACTACAATATCTGCAATCTCTTTTGTCCTGCATGCTATCTGCTGTTCATCATGTATCCATGCCATCAGACAGAAGTCACCATCCCAGCCATGTTTAAGACCTAATTGGATTAAACGTTCCTCTGTAAGCACTATCCACTTTTTGCAGACCAGCGCACCAGCAGACTGCAATAAAAGATTTAAAGCGCTGTGTACGCTCCTTACATGCAGCTTGCGTCTATCAAGGCCATAAAGGAAATGACGCTTCCATTTAACTTGTACCTTTCCATTTCGGTCTCTCTTTCGCCAATCAATAGGATAGACAAGTGTGTTTTCTACTGACTGTCTTAATTCTGCAATAGCTGGTAAAGCTGTATTAAATTTCTTCTTTATAGCTTTTCCATCTGATGCAGTACCATTAATAATCTTACCTATCTTTGCATCTCCTGCGCCGTATAGATAAGCGTAAATGTTTTAATGTTCCCACGAGTTCGCTACACTCATAGCGTTCAAAATGAACTGCTATATGTCACCATATAGAACAGACTATCTCTTTACAGAATCTTCTGTATCCACCACTTCCCCCTGCTTAGAGGTACTCCCTTTCGGGATAGTCGTTACACTTTGCAAGTAGTGATAAGCATTTTGTAACAGGGCTGAATCTTCTTGAAACAATCCTAATGCTCTATTACAATTATGACAAAGAAGTCCTCTCACCTTTCCTGTTATATGGTCATGGTCAACCACAAGACACCCTGAATGATTACTACCCATCGGGAAATTCTCTTTACCACAAATCTTACATACAAAATTCTGTTTCTCTGCTATCTCCAAATATTCATCTAAAGATATGCCATAGACACGTTTATAATATGCATCTGCCACCCCATAATTTTTACATTCATCAGAACAATAAAGTTCAGAGGGAGATTTAGGGATAAATTCCTTATGGCATTTCTTACACTTCTTAGATTTGAAATAGCCTTGTGGATATTTAGAAGGATTTGCTGTCTGTTCTTTCTTTGGTTTATTCCAATCACGTAACAGTTTATGTAAGTAATCTTCTTTTGTCATATAATCACCTCTTGCCTTAGCACGGTATTGTCTTATTCCTAAGAGGTTCACCGTTTTCAATGGATTTATAGACGCCCATTTAGTTAAACGTCTTCGCTTGATTCCTTGTAGGTAATCCAGCAGCTTGCTGATTCTTAGTGTGTATATCACCTGTAAGGATTTCATGTGCATAAGCACCCCCATCCCACTTAGACATAAAGTGTGCCAGACACCTTAGTTCCAGACCACATGCATCAATACCCACCTGATACCAGTCTCCACTATTAAACAACTCACGGCACTCTTTGCCATAAGGGCTACCTATATGTGGTACCTGTGCAACATTAGGATGATTATGAGTAGCACGGCCACTAATAGCACCATTAGGTATTACAGACCCATGCATACGATTATCAGCTCCTACCATAGACAACCACGCATTTTTTCCATCTGCAAGTTGTCCAAGTCTCTTATTGAGCAGCAAATACTCTTGTATTAAAGACAGCACTTTCTTTAGTTCATCACTAGCAGCAGCATCATGTTCCATATAATCTATACTAGTTTCGTCCACTTTAAGTCTATATTCTGAAAAGTCTGTTATGCCCTCTACATCTTCTTTAATAGCATAGCAATCTGAATTAGATGGAGAATACTTAAAGTACTCTCTGATGAGCCGTTCTATCTGCTGTCTGCTATTTGGATTAAAAGCTTTATACCTTTGGATAGGTACACCTTTTTTGTACCCTTTAGCTTTATTATCTTTTTTAGGAACAAATATCTTGTATGGCATCTGTGGTACGACTTGCAACAACTGGGCTTGTATTTCACCAGACCGACAGCGTAGCACTGCTTCTAACTTTTGTGCCTTGTCTATATCGAATGGGAAACCATTCTTTTCCTGCTTAGACATCAACCATGCAACTTCATGCTCCAGCTTTATGGCTTTAGGTGAGTATGGATAAGATGTAAGCTTTTCATAGAGCTTATAAGTAACCCTGACATCCTGTGCATTATACTTTAGCATCTCTGGGGTATATCTATCCCATGCATCTTCACTCTGTCCATAGGTACCTTTTAGCTCTCCAAGTCTGTAGCCCCATGCCATCAAGCTATGTCTCTTAAAGAGCTTAGATGGCAGCTTACCTGACTTCAACAGCCTTCTATCCCAGTCCTCTATATGTGTATAGATAAGACGGGATAAGACAAGTGTGTCTATTACAAGACCTCTCTTGTCTCTAGGACATTTAAAATCTGTTAGCTTTTCAAGCACAGGTATATCGTAGTTAATAACATTATGACCACATATGCTAATGCCCCTATCCAGAGCATCAATGAGCATATCCACTCCATCACTAACTGTATCTGGGTTGAATGAATACATCTTGTCATTATCAGAATCATAAATAGACATACAATATAATTTAGAAACATTGTCGTATAATCCATTGGTTTCTATATCAAATACCAGCATGGTACTTGTTCCCCTTTCCTATTTTAAACCTTATGATAGAATCTCATACCAGCTTCTTTCTGTCTTTCTGGGCTAAAGTTACTGATACGCTTAAGGTATCCAATAACCCTTGTGCCATAATCAACATTAGTGCTATTACAATGACTGCATGTGTGACTGGTGTGTGGGTCAATATATCCACAATCATTACAGATTGTGCAGAGTACATTTGTTGTCCAATAATTTACCCCTGCCTTAGAGCATGCCTTATACAAAGACACAAATTGTTTTGCAGATAAAAGCTGTTCCAGATTAAGGTGCAGAGCAGAGCCACCATCAAGGTTCTTAACTATACCTTTTCGGTACATATTAATCTTATCAAGTGATGTTAAATCTGTGTCTTCTACACGGTAGAAATAGCTATTATAGCAGTCACGCTTTACTTTTAATCCGTCTTCCTTATCCCATTTGGCATTTTTGACACCAAGGGTTTCAGCTGGTACGAACTCAGTATTAAAGCGTACATTGTATTCTTTATGAGCTTCTTCATTTTTGAATTTAATTGCAGACAGTAAAGACACCAAGAAATTTGTATACTCTTTATTGTCTGTTGGTTCCACTTGTTCATATTCAGCAGCTTCAACTACGCCATTGATACCAATGGTCAAGAACTGCTTTTCGATATCCATAAAGCCTTGTGTGTAAGCAGGCAGCAGACCAGCATCAATATAGTCCTTCAAGATAGCTTTATGAGCTAAAAGAAATTTATGGACGCAATCAATCACATAATCTAATGGAATACCTTTCTGTACAATTCGATTAATGTTCATGGTAATTACACGAGCAGAACCAGTAACCACACCACCAGCACCAAGTGTATAACTAAATGTGTTATCTGCTAATTCATTTCTGAGTCGGCAGCAGCTGGCAAGACTGTCTACCTTGTCTGACATATATACAAAGAAAGACAACCCTTGTGAGTTCTGAGCAGCACAATAATGCATGAAGTCTTGGTCTTTAAAGCCCCCCTTGCCATCTGTAAGCATTGCAGCTGTAACTACTGGGAAGGTAAGAAGTTCGTGTCTGCGCTCTTCTCTAAACCAATTCAAGAAGAACATCTGTAATTTTCTGACAGATGGAATATTTACTTTTGTACCATCTGGATAAAAGAAAGACCCAAACATCTCTTCAAGATATGGTGTATCAAAGACAGACACATTCCAAAATACTGACTGGTCTCCACGAGCACTTGCAGGCTCGTTCATTGAATAAATGACACCTTGAAATGCCTGTGCTATGGCATGCTTATGTGTCTTTAGGTAATTATTACCATATGTCTTTCGTGCAAAGTAATCAAACATATGCAAGAACTCAACGGTAGCAATGGCCCCACTGAAATTACTGGCTAACTGGTAGACCAGATTAATAAAGCCACCACAAAAGCTGTTAAGATTATGTGGTGCATTTGATGCCCCACCTATGCTTTTAGTACCATGTAGCAAGAATGGATACAAGGTTACACTAGCACAATAGGGCTTTAAGCTTGTTTCATCATGCGTATAAATCACATGGTCATCAAGCATATTTAAGTACGTTAAAGGCAACTCTTCATTCGGAAAAAGCTTATTGAGCTTATTACATACAAGCTGTCTATTGATTTTAATAGTGTCTGGCTTAAACATTTCTGCTTCAAGACCACTAATAGTCTTTCGAGTTACATTACTATTTGCATCAACCTTACTAGCTGCTGCTGCGTTCTCTGCACCTGCATAGTATTTAATGTAACTAATTTTATTGTCTACAAATTCATCAATCTTTACCATCCCCTTTTTCCCAAAACATATATGTATTATCAATAAAATCATATTCTTTGTCAATGATTAAATCATAAGCATCTTTTCGATAGCAAGGGAATATTTCATAGAATCGCTGATTGGTTTTCTTAGACATAAGACCACCCTTGTCTTCCTGATATGAACCAACCTTGAGCCACTTACAACCAGCTTCTACTGCTCTACTTCGTTCCGTCTGAACAGAATCAGACCCACTATATAGACACACTGGAGCTAAGGTTCCAAGAGCCTTTAAGAGTGGAATAAGTGGAAAGTCTGTATAGGTCTTAGTACCCCCTAATACCACAATAGCATTAGCACCCTTATCCAGTTGTTCATCTGCATACTTCATGCAGTCATTGATGCTTACATAACGGTCATCATGTAGCCGAAAAGGTTCTTGTAGCTCTGGGCTATGACACCCTTTACAATGAGCATTACAATCTCCCAACTCAAAATATACTGCTGTCTTGTCCGGAATTTCATTGAATGAAACTCCCTTTTGTATCAACGGAATATCCTTATTATTTAAAATTGACATAATTCTTCCTCTCCTAATAATCTGTGTCTTCCTCTATCCCATTGGATATAGCCAGCAATACCAGTCAATTCAGCTGGTCTGTTCTTTAAGACACGTATTTTAATTTTATTTCTTTCTTCGACATCCTCTGCCTGTTGATTTCTTTCGAGTGCTATCACTACATCTGGTATCTGCTTTAGTGAGCCACTACCACGCAAGTCATCAAGACTGATACATCCACCCTCTTCAAAAGAACTCTTGTCCCCGTTGGTCTTCTTAAGATGTGAAATGACTATCATGCCTGCTCCTGTCTCTTCTACAAGTGACCTGAGCTGTGTCATAAGCTTGTCTATAGTTTTCCGTTCGTCTCCATTCATGTCTTCCATGCTAGAGACAGCAATACTAATGTGATCAAAGATAACAAAGTCACAGCCTTCACCTACTATCAGATATCTAATCTTAGCTAGTAAGTTGTCTGCTTCCATGCTTCCAAAGTGGTCATACAGCACAAAGCCACCATCACCAAAAAGCTCTTCATATGGCTCTTTAAGGGCTTCTTTGTCTGCACTAGCCCATTGCATAGCTAAGGGCTTTTCAACTTTTATAGACAGCAATTCACGTAATGTTTTCTTGTAGTTTTCTTCCAGCATTACCATGCCTATCTTTTTATGGTCTACTGTCTTAAGCTTATATGCTATCTCTCTGGCTGCTGTAGATTTACCTACACCAGTACCAGCAGTAAGCAAGACAAGCTCTCCTTTTCGGATGCCTTGTGTCATCTTATTCAAGCCTTTGCACCAAGGGTACTCATAACTCTCTGTGGTCTCATCTGCTGCAAAGAATTTCTCTTCAACATCTTTCGCATTTATGATTCCATCTGGCCGATACTCTTCTGCTCTGAAAATTGCATTAATGACTTCCCCCGCTTTACCATTCAGCAAGCACTCGTTTGGGTCTTTCATAGGCAGCTTAGCCAGCTTTAGCTTATGTGGAGATAATATACCACATACCGTCTTTGCTGCTTTTTGTCCAGGTTCATCCATATCAAACATGACAATAACTTCATCGAACTCTTCGAGCCATTCAAGATTTTCCTTAAAAGTCTTTAAAGCCGATGTGCACCCATGCGGTAAAGACACCACTGGATACTTGTTTCCATTAAGTTGGGACACAGTAAGACAATCAATCTCTCCTTCTGTAATGACCAGCTTTTTACCATTTTGGAACAATTGTTGTCCAAAGAATCTATAAGATGGCTTACCCGTCAACAAGAAATTTTTATCTTTATCTCGTGTCTTTTGCCATTCCGGCTTACCATCCTTGTCATAGTACTCTGCTACCTGTAATGCCTTACCATACTTATGAGTCACAAAGTATCCAAAGCGCTTACACGTAGCTGCACTAAGACCACGACTATTTATGTCTTTAATAGACATATCATCATGTGATATCAGACACAGCTTTTTATGCTGTTGTGTCTTATTAGTTGATTTAGTCAACTTGTTATCCCCTTTAGGATATGTTGTCTTTTGACAAGAAAAGCAGTAAGTGTGCCCATCATCGTAAAGAGTCAAGGCATCACTACTACCACAATCTGGACAAGGCAAATGTGTTTCTACTGCTTCACTGCTGCTGTCCATGTTTTCATCAATCCTTTGCTATAATCTTCAGCTTACTTTTAGCCTCTAAATGACTTAAAGACCTTTCTTGTGAGTCGGTCATGTTCTTCTTTTCAGCAGCACCAACCACCAGCACATAGACGCTTTCAGTCATGTGAGCTAGACGGAAGTCTGCATATGCATAGAAGGGAATACCTTCCTTTAAGTCACCATTAGGCATCAAAATATATTGATAACCAATATTAAATAAACCTGCTCTTCGTTGTCTAACAAAAATATCCTTGATAGACATCTTAACAGGTTCAAAAATCAATCTAATGTTTTTTGTTTCTTTTCGTTTTTTGTATCTTAATTCCACTTTTCTTCTTTGCCCCCTTTGCATGTGGAATAAGACCAGTTACGTCCTTTTGCTCTTCATGAAACCAAGAATCTGGAATTACTTTATGAGCATAAGTAAATCCATGCTTATCTGCCCAATCTGCATAGGTCGTTTTACTCCCCTTATATAATTTAGTTTTTGAATTTTGGAATACAAACCTAATGTCTAACTTGGGATACTGCTGTTTTATCATCAAGTGCTTCATTCTGTCCTCACGCTGGAACAATCCTTTTGCTTCTATGATTATTCCATTAGACAGAATGAAGTCTGGTGTATAGATATGTTCACTTGCTGGCTTCACATATTTTATCTGATACTTTTCGTACCTTTCAGTCTCTTTAAGAGACTTCAATTGCTTACTCAATGTATCTTCAAATAAACTTCTTTTTACAGGTTTCTTATAGCTATAAGCGCCCCCTTGAAAATAACTGTGTCTTATTCAAATCACCTCTTCTAAAAGTCTGTGCTTTCCCCTTCATCAAATGGAATATCTTCTTCTTCTTCGTTTTCTTCCTCTGCTAAATCATCAGTAGCATCACTATCATCCTCTGGTACGTCTGCGTTACTGAAGGCATCATCATGCTCAGCAAATCCAAGACTGGATGCATCCTGTTCTCCATAAGGTACATACTTAAGCAGCTGAACACCCAGCATACGCATAGAGACCCCATAGATATTAGCATTGTTAATGAAAGGGTAGAGCTGATAAGCAATAATGCCTGTCGAGCCATTACCAATTGTCTGCATTACCTTCTTTGGCACAGGCTTACCTTGTCCATCAAATACTGGACATTTCTTCTCAAGCTTCTTGCCTGCTTTAGTCGTAATAAATTTGTTCATGACAAATTTACAAATCAAATCACCATTGTTGTCTTCATGGACACCAAGGAATGGTTTGTCCAATTTACGTTTCGCATAGCTTGAAGAGGCTTTAAAGTCATCAAAGACCTCTTGTGCTTTCTGCTGCAATTCCTGTGCATCCTTCAAGCTAGGCTGAATCGTTAGACTCAATTTACCTGTTGATTTACCATTAAACTCTTCTGCTTCTACTAAGTGTGCCCAACTAAAGACACCACTTATATCACCTTGTACAAAATTATCCATAATACTAAAATCACTCCTTTTCTTCAATAGGTGCTCCAATCAAATTTTAAAGGTCTACATCACCATAAATATTTCCATAAATTATAATCTTTGTTATTGCTGCATACATGGCTTCTTCTTTCTTGGTGTGTCGGTACCATGCATCTATATAGACAGACCGAATGACGTACTTTGTATAAGAGCTAAGTGAATCAAAGATACTTTTGTCCTTGACATATTCAATCAGCTGATTAATCAGAATGTTTCTAATGGTACTATTCTGCCCTGTAAAGCTCATGTAGGGCTTCCCCTCTTCCATAGCATTAATGTTCATATTTAGTAGCTCCTAATTTGCAAAAAGGTATTGTTCTTTAATTTTAAATTTCATTTTACCTCTTCATACATTTGTTCAAATAGTTCTGGTATACAACCAGATATGTTCCCGTTTTCATCTTTAATAATGTAATCACCAATGTTAACACGATACCAGTAATTACAGGCAGGCATATCAATCAATAGCCCTTCTTCAGGATTCCGGGCTGTTTTCCCATAATGAATATCTCCAGATTCGAATAAATCCAATACCCACATAGGCACATTCTTATTATTTATACTCCCCCAATATTGAAAGGCATCTATTATTATTACTGATTTTTTACGATATTTCATTTCTATACCTCTTCTACCTATCCTACATAAATCTTCTTGACTTAAATTATCCAGATTATTCATAACCTTTTAGCTCCTTTAACTTACTCACTCTGCTCCTCACCTTTGTGCAATACTCATAGGTCTCCTATTCCTTTCTTGGGTCTATGGTTTTCCCGTCCACAGCATCCAGCAGCCATTTAGCATAGCGCTTAATTTTAGTTGCCTCTACACGTTCATCATCCTTCCTACCAAGACGACAAGCATACTTAATAATATTACCACGCAAAAAGCCCTTAAAGGCCTCTGGAGACATATTAGACTGCATAGTCTCAATAGGCTGATGTTCGGAAAGGTAATGTGCATCAAAATAATTAGCGTTATTGTGTTCTACTGCTCCCATATCTACTTCTTCTTCTTCTTCAATCTTCTTCAAAACATCAGTAACTTTGTAACAGCATAAAGACCCTTTATATTCTTTAAACAACTGAGGCGTTATAGCATAATCATCTGCTGCATTTGATGCATCTAAACACCATGCACCATGAGTATTCCCACCTGTAACCTTAATAAGAGCTAATGAGTTTTCAAGCATTAAAATAATAATTCCTTCTGCTTCTTCTCCATCTTCATCATGCATATCATATTTAAAAGCTACTTTATCACCAATCTTAAATTCTGAATTCTTTTTTATCATAGTACATTCTCCCTCATCTCTAAAATCATCATCAACATGCTCACCTATACAATGCATAGGTACTAAAAGACATTTATAAGCTGCATACTTTTTGATGTTCTTTGTCGGAATAATATCTAAATCTCTTGAATTTTTAATATCCCATTCATTTTCTGCATGTCCTTTGGTAATAGCCATTACTGCCATAGTATTCCATTTTTCACCAATAATAATGCCTTCTAGCCCTACATATTCATGTGATGGTTCTCTAAATTTAAATTTAAGACCTAATAAATCTGATACATTTGGAAATTTTGACATAATAATCTTCTCCTTTTATTCTCCTGTGCTACCCATAGCACCTTTACCCCTTTTGGTTTCAGACAGAGATTTAACTTCTTCTTTAATCTCAAATTGTAAATCCTTGACAAGCATAAACTGACACAATCGTTGACCAGCTTTCACATGCTCTGGCTGCTTACCAAGATTTTCAAACAATAACTTTATCTCTCCACGATAATCACTGTCTATAATACCTGTGCCATTAGCCAGCCTAAGGTGTCTATTTGCCCCTGTAGAGCTACGGAGATAAATTTGTATATGATAGCCCTTAGGGATTTCAAAAGCTAACCCTGTGGGCATACAAGCTGCTTTTTCCTCATGTGGATATATTGTCATATCAGACAGACAAGCTATATCACAGCAAGCAGCACCAGCAGTCTTTTTTTCTGGTAAAGACACATCTGGATTTAATTTCTTAATCTTCAAAATAGGTTTATTCATCTTTAGTACATCATCCTTTCTTTTAGTCATCACAATAATCTCTCCTTTTTGGAATTTAAAAGTTTTATCTCTTCAATAGGTGCTCCAATCACCGAACTGACGTTCGGTTAGATGCACAGACACAAATATAGACACATCATATTAAGTACTTATAGGTC